CATTGGAATCCTTGTTTGTGTTTATACTATAATAACACAGTTATTCATCTACGTCAACTTCTTCTTCAAGAATAATATCTGTTAGGTAAAGTTCATAGTAATCATGTTCGTAACCTTTAACCTCTAGTAAGTCTCTTCGGTCAAAGTAAGCACCGTCTTCGTCATTGTCGTACTCAGCTTCTAGTGCCTCTTTATCTTCTACAGACCAACCTTCGTGGTATACAAAATATTCGTTGCCATCCATTGTGTCATGTGTCTCGTTATATTCAATATCACTCATACACAATTCGCCCTTAGTCTCCAATAAGTTGTTTAGCAGATCAACTTCTTCTTGGGTTGTTGGTATCACTTTACCGTCTCCACGTTTCCATTCAATTTGTACATTCACGCCTGGTGAACCTTCTTTGTTGAACACGCCAACCTCTACAGCACCCCACCTATTTCGGTTAGATACGAGATAGCTTACTCCCATTTTTACTTCTGTTACTTCTTTAATTTCCATCATTTATACTCCATCTCAGTTATAATATCGTTGCCTTCTTTATCATTAGCGATACTAAGTGCCATAGCTTGTATATCGTCAATAAGTGCTTGACAAGCCACTTTATCGTATTCTTTATAAGAAATCTCAGCAAACTCATTACGCACCCTGTGTAATAGAACAGCTTTATCGTGCATTACATTAATTCTTTGTATCAAGTCTTCTATTGAATGTTGCATATCTCTCTCCTAGTTAAGCAATCTCGCTAAAGTTTTTAACCTTCTGGAAGGTTATGTTAGAATCAAACTTATCGCCAAACTGCAAACCCCTGTGGCTGATCACGAATATGTTATCATCTGCATTTAAGTTGTGTAGTTGATCAATCAAGTTCTCAATACCTACTGCGTCTAAAGCGCCATCTAGCGTTTCATCCAATAAAAGCAAGTTTGTTGACACACTGTTGCGTAGTTTAGCAACAGAACGCCAAGCCAACATGATTGACAATGTAATGCGCAACTTCTCACCCTCAGAGAAAGACGCATATGAGAAAGCATCACGGAACCTTGACTTGATAACCTCATTGAAGTTTTCATCTAGTTGAAAATCAACAAACAAGTCAAACGCACCTAGATACGTATTAATAAGTTTATTCATCACTGGGATATACTGCTTGATGATACGTGTCTTAATACCACCATCCTTTAGGATAGCTTGTACAACCGAAAGTGTTTCTTTTTCTTTATGCAAGACCTCTTGGTCAGACTTTGTGCTTCGAAGTGTTTCATTCAAAGCATTAAGCTTTGTTGTATCTATAGCTTCAACATCTTTCTCCGCTGTGTCCAATTCGTTTTTATAAGATATTAAGGCGCTTTTAGCCATCTTAATAGTGGCTCTGTGATCACCAATTTTCATATTACCATCACGGATTTGATCTTCAAGAATAGATATAGACTCAAGACGATCAGTATAGACTTTGCGCTTCACTGCTAATTTTTCTAGCCCCTCTTGCAACTCAATTATCTTTTTGTCTTTTTCAGCAACGATACTGGCTTTAAAGTCATGTTCAATACCTTGCTTGCATGTAGGACAATCATTATGATCATGATAGAACGACAGTTCTTTCTTATGGTTCGCCATCGTGATTTCTATATTGCGGCGAAGTTCGTTTGCCTTATGTTCCTTGGATTTCATCTCAGCCTTGTCAGAAATATCATCAATAATTACTTGTATAATGTCCTGAGTAGTTTCTATCCATTTCTGTGCCTCACTAATACTGTCGAGGTGACCTTTCATCTTCTCTTTGATCTTATCAACTTCTTCTGTTTTGATAGCACGGATAGATGCGTTGTGTTCCTTTGCTGATCGAAGCTCAGTCTCAGTCAAATCTATCTTGTAATTATTATCATTAATATCAACTTTATTATCTGACACACGTGTTTTCAGTAGAGTGTTCATCGTAGAGAATACTTGAATGTCCAAGAGGTCTTCAATGATTTCACGTCTTGCTTGTGCAGTCAGTTCCATGAATGGGACATAGGTAGCAGAGCCAAGAACAACAATTTGATTGAACGACTTGTAATTAAGATTAAGAATAGTTTGCTCAAGATATGATTGTTGATCCTTAGTAGCCGCTTCTTGATCGACAAGTTCGCCATTCTTCCAAATCTCGAATACGTTAGGTTTAATCCCACGGACGATCTTGTAATAGTTTTGTGCAATCTTAAAGACCACCTCAACCATTGTCTCACGACCATTAATACTATTGACAAGTTGTGCTTTGTTGATCTTACGAAAGGCTTTACCATATAGAGCAAACACAATAGCATCCAACAGCGTAGACTTACCACTGCCATTAGTACCACTGATAAGAGTAGTTCTACTTTTGTCTAATTGTATTTCTGTCCAAGCATTGCCAGATGACAAGAGATTTTTGTATCTTACACTTTGGAATTGAATTTTCATAGACTTAGTGCCTCATTATATAGTTCGTCAACAACCTGTTTAATTGCCTGTTTATTAGCCGCTGTATCCAAAGTTTCGATGTAGCTGTGAAGAATATCCTTAGTATCAGCACTTTCATCAAGAATTTCCTCAACACCACTATCTTCTAAGTTCAGCGAATCTTCGATAGACTTAACATCAGATGCACCACTATCGGACAGTTTGTCAAGGAATAAATCATATACATACGGATTAGTTCTGTTCTTCACAACAACTTTTACGAATGCATTTTTAATATTAGAGACATCAAGTGCCTCTACATCCTCTACTGACATATCAGCATCATCATATTCAATCTTATGGAAGACTGGGAATGGATTAAGTACCCATTCAAGATCACGTGTCTCAGTATCAAGAACTCTAAAGCCACGCTTACCACCATGATCACTCCATGTCATTTCGTATGGCGCACCAAGGTAGTTGATGTTCCCATACTCAGACGGATGATGGAAGTGACCAGAGTAAACAGACTCAAAGTGTGTAAAGACTTCTTTGTTCAATCCATGACTACATAGAGTTCCCTTCAACATCTCAAAGCCAACAATATCGAAGTGACCCATGCAGATGTGAGCCGTACTTGTTTTCAAAACATCTAGTGAGTTCTGAATGTTGTCTTTGGTCAACCACGGAACCATAACTACATTGGTAGAGCCAAACGTTAAATTCACTGGGGCTGACTCATAAATGTGGAAGTTGTCATACTCTTGGAGCAACAAATCCATTGAGTTAACCTCATTGGTGTTTGAATAGTAAACGGAATGGTTACCTGTGATGGCGTGGTACTCTATGTTTCGCTCTTGGAGTTGGTTAAAGAAAAACTTCTTAGCTCTATTGAGAGTTACATAGTTAATGTACTTACGACGATCAAAGGTATCCCCAAGGTCAAGAACAATCTTAATATCATTCGAATCGATATACGGAAAGAATACCTCAGAGAAGAATTTCTCTTGGTGATCCAAGAACACCTTAGAGTCTCCACGTACTCCAAGGTGCATATCGGTGATGATTGCGATTTTCATCTTTAGTCCTCTTTTTTGGCATCAACTGGTTTAGCATCTTCTTTCTTTTTAGCTTTATCACGTTCAATCTTGTCTTCGAAGTCTTGAACAAATGTATTCATATAGTCGGCATTTGTATACAGATTTAATACCTCATCACCACCTTCATATGTTCCACCTGTTGAAATCATCTGTTGGCTTGACTTGAAACGAATATACATCTGTTTTTTCTCTTTGGCAATACGTCTTAAGAATGCATACCAAATGATCTGTGTAAAGTACGCAAATGGATTGGATGATTTCTCTGGATTGAAGTTGCCAATATACAATAGACAATTCTCAATCCCATCAGAGATCATGTCATCTTTATATGTATAGCCACTGAAGTTTGGTTTGGTGGATAGTCGTGTTGCAATTTGAAAGATGCAAGTTCCAATATAATCTGGGACACGAGGTTTCAAGTCTTCCCCTGCTTCTTCTGCGTCTTTACAATCACTCTGATATTGGATTAGGGCGTCCAATAAGTCTCTGTTGTTTACATAATTCTTTTTAGCTCGACGTGCCATAAATGCCTCCTTATAATTTCTTTAAGTATACCATAACTACTTTAATTTGTCAACTATACATTTTTTACTTGACAAACTTTTCATGCCGTGTATAATAGGGTTAGCCCTTATGATAATAAATAAGATTCTTTAAGGCTATCTAAGGTTATATCTCTACAGTAAAGATTTTCATCTTAAACTGTTGCTCTCCATACATCTCAACTCTTTTACGGAAATGATCTAATGTATAATTGGTATATACTCCAGATGACAAATCATCAGAAATATCATAAAGAACAGCTTTGTCAGAACCATTACCTTTTCTTAGTGAACGACCAACAGACTGCAACACTTTAATCTCTGATTTACCACCAAAAGCAAAGATAACATTATCCAATCTCTTAAGGTTAACACCAGTAGAGAAAGTACCAAATGAAGCAAGAATATTATGTTTCTTCTCAGGATCATTCTCGACTAGATGTCTAACACGTTCACGCTCTTCACCTTTAACACCACCATGAATAAAATGTAGCTCTCTGCCATCTTTTTGAAAAAGAGGTTCTAATAGTTTACCATGTTTCTCAACCAAATCAAATAAGACCAAGTTATTCTGACCCTCTAAAGACCACAGTAAATTTCTAAGGAATATGTTTCTTCGTTCGCAGTTCACTAGAAACTCACGTTCAGCAGAAAACTTTTTAGTGTTCTCAAGTTGATTGATAGCCTTCTTGAAGCTTTTACGTATATCTTTGTTATGAGAAAGAACAATTGCCTTCACATCAAAGTCAGCTACAGTACCATCATCAATAAGGTTCTTTGTAGTGACGTGTTGTCTAACAGAACCAAAACATCCTTCAAGAACAAGTTGGTGTGTCTTACTTTCTTCTGTCTTTAACGTACCAGTAAACCCATGTCTATAGTAACACTCAGGCAACATGCTCATAATCTTCTGAAGTGATTTAGCTTGGAACTGATGTGCTTCATCCCCAAGAACTACTTTGAACGGATCGAACCAAGCCTTGGGTAACTTTGCTAATGACTGCCATGTAGATATAACAACAGGTCTGTCTGTATTCTTCTCAGCACCACCCTTAATTATGTGTATTGCATCAGGTTCGCAACCATATTCAATAAAGTCACCTTGCATCTGATGAACAAGAGATATTGTAGGAACAATGATAAGAGTTCTGTGATTAAATTTGTTGTAATAATGTTGTTGGATTAAATAAATGATCAGAGACTTACCAGACGATGTTGGTGACAAAGATAATGATCTACTATCACGTAAGGCGTCAACAATGTATTTGTTTTGGTAGTCTCTTGGAGTAAACTTACAGTTCACTTCCTTAGCTATCGTCATACCGTAATCATCAGGGATTTCTTCACCATGAATCAAATGATCAGGAGCATTAATGTCATAACCACGGTCTTCACAGAAGATAATTAGTTTCTTCATCAATCCAACCATTAGGGTAGGGCGCATTGGACTATAAAGCCTAATGAAGCCATCCCAAATTTTATTTTTGAAACTTGGTGTGAATTGGTAGTTTGCAGGTCTAAAAGAAAAGAACTCTTGTATCTCTTGACGAATGTCTGGATCAGCAGTTACTTTTAGATTGATAGCATCCAGTTGTTCAACAGTAATTACTTCAGCCATGTTAACCTCACTTGTTCATAGTATATGCTACTATTTATACAAGTTGGCTAACGATCAATATTCCCCTGCTTGGAATTTAATTACGTCTACCATTGATTTAATTATGAAGTTACGACTATGGATTGTCTTGATAATGCTCTCAAGATAGTTTGCGTTCTCTGAATGAAAATCAATCTTAAGGCTTAGGTTAATAACATCTCTATCGGATTGGATGTGTTTGTCCAAGTCAGCACGTATTACTTTTCTTTGAAATGGCTTCCAACCACGAACTCGCAAGTCTTCTTCAGCCATCTCACCACTATAGTAGTCACGCTTGTCCATCTCAAGTTCTTTGTAGTCGCCCTTGAGCTTCTTAACACGCAGTGCTTCTGTGTAATACATGTTGTAATATTTACTGTGTAGTGAAGGGATATTCCGCAACTCATTCATTAAGTCGTTTTCGTTGATCTTCGAATCTTCTGACCAAATCTCACTGATTTTATTTTCCAAGACATATCCCTCTCTAATGTAATAAGAGAATTATATCACAGTTATTGGATGTTGTCAAGCAACCTTTTCGAAGGTGTACCTGTCATATCTGAAGGACATGTTAACTTCTGGGTAAAAAACATCAGTTCCAGTCACGTCAAGATTTACAGCACTCAGAGATACTGGTGTGCAGTTCAAGAAGTTAAACTTCACGTTTAGATTTTTGTTGCTGTTCAAGATCAAAATGCTGATATCACTATTAAGACCTTCAACCCCATCTTCTAATGGTTTGTAGTCATCGAACTTTTCTGGGCTTGATAAAGCCTTCATCCAATTGTAACATTCCATATAGTTATCCATGTTTTCGTCTACAAGGAAACTCAAATCCAAATCTTGGTATGCCAATCTGTCACCAGCAACAAACAAGTTACCCATGGGGTTTACTAGTTGTGGTGCTTCCAATGTGACGCCTGGGATAAATGCTTTCTGTGTGAAGAACTCTACGTTAGGCAAACGAGACACAGCCACAGTAAAACCGATGGGTGATAGGTAATTAGTATTCATTTTCAAAACTTTCCTATTTGACAATCATTCTTTTCTATGATACTATTTATAAATGTTACTAAATAAGGATTATTGATCAATCCTGAGAATAGCGAGGCCACATGGCAGAAGATTTTAAAATTTTAACAGCACGTCAACACGTCAGAGAACGTATTGGCATGTATATGGGTTCAAGTTCTCTTGAGGAAGTTGAGCGATTTGTTATGGGTGAATGGAAAACTGCAAAGTACGTTCCTGCACTATCTAAAATGGTAGATGAAATACTCGACAACTCAATCGATGAGGCGATTCGAACAAACTT